CCCGTTATCGTCAGCGGCAGATCATCCATTGCAGCAATCACCGCCTTGCTGATCTGCTTGGCGGTCGGAAAATGCGGATCGCGCGCCCAGCCGTCCAGCTGCCAGAAAATTTCCATGCCATCGATGCAATCGGCCTTGTCCGGCAGCACCTGATTGTCGCCGATCGAAATATAGGGAAATGTCGGATTGGTCGGCACTTCATCATAGACGCGCTGCGCCACGACAGCCTGCACGCCGGCATCGCCCTTCAGCCGTCCAACGATCGCCGCCTGCAACTCAAGCGATGGATCGCTCATAGCGATGATCGTTTTTCAATAGCCGAAATTAGTTTTTGTTTAACCGCCGCACGCATGGAATTTTTCAACAACCGATAGCTTGGCCAGAAGAAAGGTTGCGCCGGCGAACCAGGATGCTGGCCACCGCGAGATTGTCTTTTCGATCGACTGATATCGGCTCCCTTGCCAATCGAATGTGCCTGTGTGCCAAACTCTACCCAGCGAGCATAAAAAGCTTCATTGTTGCCGGCATAGACATTGGCAATAATTTCGTTGCTGTTGCCTGGCCTGGTCCGAACCGATCCCATCAGCCCCCTCTTTGTCGGTGGCTCGCCGAATGTCCAACCGATTGAGTCACGCAACAAACCGGCCTGCGGCGGCGGATCGGCATTGACCGGACATTTTGCCTTCATAAGCTGCACTAACCGTTCGGCCTGTGCGGCCATTTCATTCTTTGCAATCTCCAGGCATTCTTTTTTCAGCTCATTGGTTAGCCGTCTGAATCGTTCGGCTGATGAAAATCCAATTTGTGGTACAGGCATTAGACCGCAACTCCCTTTTCCGCCAGCATTTCCCACCACAGCCCGTGGTCGGGATCGCCTTGATGCGGATCGATCACCGAGCGAATGTTGTAGACTTCACCCGTCCCCGCATTCTTGCAGATCCAATCGGTATCAACCAGATCGGTATTCGTGCTTTGCCGCACGATCACGTTGACGAAATTCTTCCCGGTCAGCCGATCGGCCAGGATGGCCTCGCCGCCAAGCCGCGGCACGATGTTGGCCCACACCGTAAAGGTGGCCGTGGTGGGATATTCATCGCCACTGCCATAGTCCGGCGCATCCGGCGAACCGGCACCGGTGTCACGGGTATAGAAGCCGACGCGGTATCGTAGATCGCCTGCTGCTGGCATTAGCTGGCCGCTCCGTTGGTTCTGCCTTGCCTTCGCTGATCGCCTGCTCCGCCACGCTGCCCTTAACCAGATGAATCGATCCGGCGCGATAGGCGATCACCAGTCGTTCGTTTGGCTTCCAGTCGTAATTCTTGATGAAACGGACCCATGGCATTAGCGGATTAGCTTCCACAATGTGCCGTCTATCAATTCTTTCTCGTTGAATTGACAATAGGCCAACGAATTGAGCCAGGCTTGCCGCTCCGGATAAACCGGTGTCTCTATCCGGGAAAAATCGGTTTCGCCGACTAGCGCCGCGGCACTAAGCCGATCAACAAAAACTGGACAGCCGAACACCACCGATTCGACGGCGGCGATGCTGCCATGTGCAACAAGGCAATGCGCATGTTCCAGTTCATCGAAAAGCGGACGCTTAGACTCTTTGTCACGAATGACAATCGGCCGATCGGTGTGCCGTTTGAGAGTGTCCACAATGTCTGCGGTCCAGGTCGGACGACTAAACAGGTTCCAATAATCCGGTAACGTGTCGGCCACAACGATATGCTTGCCGTTCTTGTTCCATGGCTTGATCTGGTCATCGAGCCGCAATGCCTTCCAGCGATCGTCGGGCACATCATAGATTTCGCCCATCTGCGGCCGGTTGATGTGCCAACGATAATAGCCGCCATCAAAACCCTGCGGCAGCCAGGTGGTATAGATCCGCCGCATATAGCCGCGGTCCCAGTAAATCCATTTGCGGCCGCGCTTGCACCATGCGGTAATGGTATCGCGAAACTGCGGCGTGCAGCCGACGATCGGGATCGCCGCATCAGGCAAGTTATTGACGGCGGCATAATCGCCACGGATCACCTTGCCGCCCAGGCCTTCGATGTGGTTGGCCACGCGTTGGAATAATTTGTATTTCACCGCATGCGGCTTGGTCAGGTTGGGCGGAATGAAAAACGCCACCTCGCGCGGGTTTATGCCGCAGCGGTCCAGTACTTCCGTATCCATGGCAAGTTCTGAAACTGTTGTGGCTTGCGGCGGCCGATGAATGTCACGATACGGGCGTCGTCGGGCAGGTCCAGGGTGCCGGCCGGCCAACCGGGTTTCTGGAACGCATAGATGCCGGAAGCAGAACCGACCTTCCAGCCGTCGGCCTGCGGCAGCTTATGCCAAATCCAGCCCTGATCATCGGGAAATTCGTGATAGCGCGTTTTCAACGCGTCGCGGTAGGAAAACGTATTCCACACCTCGCCATGTTCGCCGCTGCGCAGCATCATGATGCTGGCATTGAACGGATTTGGATTAGAAGCATTGGCGCCGTGCAGGATCTTGAACGTCGAGTTGCCGGCAAACAGATGGTCGATTTCTCCAGTGATGACCAGATCGAGATCGAGCGAAATGATCTTGCCTTGCAAGCCATGCCAGTCTTGCCAGACCGGATCGAACATGCGCAAGCGGCAGAAGCAGCTGCGCTCGCACAGCGATGGATCACTTATGGCATGAGCTGAAATGGTAGATGGATAGCCAGCGCCAGGCTGATCAGTAAATAGATGAAAATGATGATCGCACTGAAAATGTGTTCGGCATGCTTTTGCGAGTCGGATAGCATCCTGTGCTCCGTACTTGTCGCCCCACAGCCAGGTGACGATGTTCAGCGCCATAGCAGGCCGATACCGTTATCCCGCCTGTCGCGCTTGATCTCGACATGCCGATAATCAGCCTTTATGCCGTTCCAGAATTCCGGCACGTCGATGCTGTATTTCCGATCCGGATGGCCGGCTGGCCGCGACCAGTTGATATCGTGAAACGCCACCAGTTTGCACATCGGCCCGTAGTTTTCCCAATCGCTGCGAACACCCTTCAGGGTGTGATCACCATCGATCAGGCAGGCGTCGAATGGACCGAGCTTCTTGACATCGCGCACGATGTTTTGGTTTGTGCTATTGCCTTTGATCAAATGTAGGTCATAGCCGAACTTTCTCAATTCATCGGCCGCTGTCATCAACCCGGCAACAATGTCGCGATATGCCATCAGATCGACAGCCACAATGCGCGATCCTTCCGGCAATGATCTGCCGATCGTCCACAACGAGCCGCCGAACTTGCAGCCGATTTCCAGGTATGACCGGACGTTATGCTCGAAGAATATCGAACACAGCTCCTCCAGCTCGCCGGGATATTGTAAAAGTTTGTGACCGTTTATTTGATACATGCGAATTTCTGCATCAGGTCGTCAACGGTGACATCTTCATCCCACGACAGGATCTGGTCCGGCCTGGCCCAGCGCACCTGGTCGCCGCGATTGATCCCGTGCTGATACCAGTGTTTCATCTTGATGGCACAGTTGCACATCATCACCGGATAGTCGGTGAGGAACAGCATGGCTAGTGGACCATTGGCCACGCCGAAATTCATCCTGGCGCCGGCATAGAGCGCCATCCGCTTATGCAGGTCGATTCTCTTGATGCTCCAGTCATCGATCAGGTAGGCCCCGATCTTCCTGGCAAAGATGCGCCAAACATCGGTGTTGGAATTGCGGATCGGCTTGCGGTTCATCTGCCGCATGGTCACGGTGTATTCGACATCGCGCGGCGGCAGCACCGATTTCAGCCGTGGGAAATTATCCGGCACCGCCGTCATGTGAATGTGCTCGAGTAGCATTTCACCGTCATCGCTTTCTATCCATGGCAGCCCGGAAAAGGCAATGCCCGGCTTGATGATGGATTCGATGCGCTGCACGGCTTCCTGCGGATAGCCATGCTTGCAATGCGGCGACTTGGTATTGGCCAGCGCGATTTTTGTTGCGCCCATTGCTTGAACCACCACAAGCCAGGTGAAGAAATCAAATGTGGTCGGGTGCGTCGCCATGCCCAGATCATATTTGGCCAACATCTAACGCCACTGCAAAATGCCTATCCCGTTTTGGTTTTCATCATGGCGAATTTCGCTGAACACTGCCCGATCGTGATAGGTCAATTTCAGCGCTTGCCACACTTCCGGCACCTGCGTCGGTGGTCGTCCCGCCGGTGTCGGCTTATTCCAGCCAATATCGTGAAAACAAATGATCATGGATAAATTACCATAATTGACAAAATCTTCCCGCACATAAGGCTCGGTATGATTGGCGTCGATAAATATCGCATCGAACGGAGCCAATCGGCGCACACGCTCGACAACATCACGATCGGTGCTGTCGCCCAGGATCAAATGCGCGTCGAATCCATCACGCTGCAAATGCTCAATGCAGGCCTGCAATGACGGCTTTGATTCCGAGCGTCCCCAGTGGGAATTGGGCAGATCTACCGAGACAACGCGCGAGGCCTTCGGCATGATCCGCGCTACCGACCACAATACCCCGCCAAACTTCGAGCCAATTTCGAGAAAGCTTTTGATCCTTTTGTCTTTTAAAAACCCGACAAAATCCCGTAATTCCTCCGGATGCTGCTGCGGCTTGGTCAAGTAATTGCCGGCCATGGTTCATATTTGACCGACATGGTGTTGCCAGATCCGCATCACCGAATCCCAGACCTCATCCACCGAAATCCTGGCCATCGCCTGACGGCAATGATCGCAAGCGCCGATGGTGCCGCAGGCCTCCGCGCCGCCGGTCAGATTGATGTGGCCGTCATAGCCGACCACCGCAGGCGGGATGAATCCGCCCATGATCACCACGGCATCTATGCCAACCGCAGCCGCGGCATGATGCATCCCGCCTTCGGGGCCGATGTAGAGTTGTGCTAACGATAGCACGGCAATGGCTTCCCTGAACTTATGCAATTCCAATGACACAACACCGCGCAGTCGTCGCTTTGAATTCTTGTGAACGAATTGCAACACCCGGTAGCCGCGCGCCAGCAATCGTTGCGTGAGTTCATCGTAATTGGTTGCGCCCCAATCCTTGTTCGGCGCCACCGGCTTTTGCCACTCCACGTTCGGCTCGACGACAATGCAGCCCTTGAGCCATGATTGATTATCGCGCAGTCGCCGTTCCGTTTCGCTGAAAAAGAATTCACCCGGCCTGACCTTGAAATCATAATTCCACTGCCAGCGTCCGTTGGCATGTTTATTATAGGCGCGGTGGCCCTTATAGTGCGCCAGCCATTCAAGATCGGTTCGCTGTTCCGAT